AGGCGGATGGACAAATGTAGACGACGCCCAAACGCCTGACTGGGTAGCAATCTCCGATGCGCAGACCCCCGGCTGGATTGGTGTAGACGACGGACAGCTACCGAACTGGACAGGAGTTGATGACGGTCAGGCTCCGATATGGGTTGACGTTGTTGATGGTCAGACCCCGAGCTGGCTGAGTATAAACGACTCGCAGACCCAGAGCTGGACTGACGTAAGCGATACGCAGACCTCCGGCTGGGTACAGGTAGATGACGCACAGACGCCGATCTGGTCTAATGTAAGTGATACACAGGCCCCTGCGTGGGTAGACGTGAGCCACGGGCAGGCGCCCGGTTGGGTTAACGTAGACGATACACAAACCCCCGTGTGGGTGGATGTAAGCGAAGCAGCTTAGGAGTTAGCAGAATGGCAACGTACTTAAATGACCTACGCCTGAAAGAGATCACCACGGGGGATGAATCCGGAACGTGGGGCACCAGCACCAACACCAACCTGTCTCTGATTGCTGACGCGTTCAGCCTCGGCACCAAGCAGATGGCGGCGAACGCCGACGAGACGTTCACGATGCCTGACGCTACTGCGGACGGCACCCGCTCGCTGTACCTGAAGATCACCTCTGCAGTCTCTCTGACGGCGACGCGCACTGTGACTCTGGCTCCGAACACCGTGTCCAAGGTCTGGATCATCGAGAACGCCACGACCGGCAGTCAGAGCATCATCATCAAGCAGGGCTCAGGCGCTACGGTAACCGTTGCTACCGGTACGAAGGTTATGGTGGTCACTGATGGCGCGGGCGCAGGCGCAGCGGTGACAAATGCCAATCCCACCGCCGCTACCAGCGGTACGGTAACTAGCGTGGCCGCTACTGTACCTTCGCTGTTGTCAGTTGCAGGCAGTCCGATCACCTCGTCTGGCACGCTGGCCTTTACCTATTCGGGCACAGCCCTTCCTGTTGCCAACGGTGGTACAGGGGCCACTACGCTGACAGCAAGCGGCTACCTGAAAGGGGCTGGCACATCAGCCATAACGTCTCAGTCCGGCATTCCAGCAGGAGACATAACCACAGGCACCCTTGGAGTGGCTCGCGGCGGTACCGGGGCGGCAACCCTGACAGCCAACAACGTCTTGCTGGGTAACGGCACTTCGGCGCCGCTGTTCGTCGCCCCCAGCACTGCCGGCAACGTGCTGACATCCAACGGGACAACATGGACAAGCGCGGCTGCCAGTGGCGGGTTAGGTTCCGGGGGCACTACTGCGACTGGTTCAGTGACTCTAACCTCTGCCAGCGACGCCATGCAGTCGATCACCACAACAGGGTATGGGCAGTCAGTGACGTTGCCTAACGCGACAACGTGCAGCGAAGGTGTGCAAGTGTTCGCCGTGGCAAATCGAGGCCCCTTCCCACTACTTATCAAGAACACGTCGGGTACGTTGTTGGGATACGTCCCTCTGCAGGGGTACGTTCTGTGTAGCCTCGCAGATAAGTCTACGGCGGCGGGGGTATGGGACTTGTTTGGAGAGGTACCTTACGGACCCGATGCCGGGGGAGTAGTTACTTTTGGCACCGCCGATGACATCGCTGCAACTATTGCAGTGACACTTGACGCCGACAGGACCGTCATCTTTGTGTCTAATTCCATCGCTGTGCAAGCGATAGTGTACAACTCCAGTACACAAGCCTTCGGATCGTCAGTACTTGTGAGAAGCGCTGCGATCAGCAACAGAATGAGCGCCATCAAGTCAGCAACTGACCGCGTGTTAATTGTCAGTTGCACCGTAACGACAGGTATGCAAGCCGTGGTACTGTCTATCAGCGGTACTGCAATAACAGTCAACACTGCGGCTACTCTAACACTCGCCAACAACTGCAGCGCTATCGGTAACGGGAGTCAAAACGGGTCGGCTATCGTTCAAGTGGGTTCTTCGTTTGTCGTGCCTTACAACGATGGCCCCGGCAACAAAGGGATGCTTGTAGCAATCACCATAAGTGGAACGACGCCTTCTTTCGGCAGTGAGTCCATTGTTCTTTACAGCAGCTCAAATGCATTACCAATAATCTACGACATAAATGGAACGGTATGCTTGGTTTTCTCTAACAATGGGGTAACTTTTGGGGCTGCTCCGTATACGGTTTCCGGCACAACGCTCACACAAGGGACCGTTGGCTCCTTTGCGATAGACTCTAATAATTTCTTTGTAACTACAGTCGGCAGTCGGTGGGCTGTGCTGTATAGAGACACCAACATGAGAGGAGCTATCATCAGCGTTGCCAGCACAACGGCAACTGTCAGCACTGTGCAGCTAGGTTCTGGTACGGCATCAGCTAGGCAGGTGATGGAAGTTAATGGTAGCAACATAGTCTGCGTGGCGGACAATAATGATAACCCCCTGAGTGTTTACGTAAACGTGCTAACAGACACCGCAGGTACTGCATCAGCGGGCACGGAGGTTGTGTTGACCCCTTTGGCTGGAACGTCACCCGGCATATACGGGTACGCAACGGACGGCATTTACTACGGATTTTATGCAACGGCGAGCTTGTACACCACGTTCAAGCTCAGTAACTCTGGGGCGCAACCAACAGTCACTGCTTTAAAGACGTACTCAGGAGTGGTAGGTACTACTTTCGGTTTACCCCCAGTTCAAACCAATGGCAGAAATGCAAACACGCAAGCCAGAATCCTATTGTCAGGGGAAAACTCATACAACGTGGACCTTACTGATTACACGTTTGATTCCGTATCGGGGTACGCTATACCTGCCCCTTATAAATGGGAGTCGCTCGAATCAAACGGAGTTTTTGCTATAGCTGCGAACCAAACATGGCTTTGCCGTAACGCAAGCGGCTCCCCAACGGATCGCGTATTTACCCTCATACGATACACGGCGGTGTAACCATGAAAAAACTTACAACGAATGTAGGCGTGTTTGGTCCATTCGAGTCAATTGAAACGCTTGAAGACCGGTACCACTGCGACGACTCTGATTTCCACTTTACTGTGGTGGGGGCAGGCACAATCAGCGACGTTGAAGAGGGAGACTTCCCGCCACCCGTGCCCCCAGCTAAAACCCCAGAAGAAGTGCAGCTGGATGTTGTGACCAAAACACAGGCACGTCTCGATGACTTCGCGGCAACCCGCAACTATGCGGGTATCCTCAGCCTCTGCACGTACAGCGTCTCCCTGATACCAAAGTTTGCTGCAGAAGGGCAGTACGGCGTGCAGCTGCGCGACGACACATGGTCCACCTGCTACGCAATCCTTGCTGAAGTTGAAGCCGGGACACGCCCTCTGCCGTCAGGGTATGCGGAAATTGCTTCCGAACTGCCAACACCACAATGGCCCGCATAAGGAGTTTGCGAATGACCATCGATGAAAAATCAATGCGCCAAATCGTCCGCGAAGAGATGAAGTCCGCACTCAAAGAAGTTGGTCTGCACGACGATGACGCTGGCAACGATGTACGTGATTTGCGCTCTCTGATTACCGACTGGCGCGGTATTAAAAAAACAATCTGGCAGACTGCTGCCCGCGCAGGGACTCTTTTTGTTCTGGGCATACTGATGCTGGGGGCGTGGTCTAAACTCAATGGCGGGGGAGGAGTAGACGAATGATCCTTGAAACGCTGGGTGGTGGGTTGATCGGCGGGCTGTTCAGGCTTGCGCCCGAGGTATTGAAGCTACTCGACAGCAAGAACGCGCGCGCCCACGAGCTAAGTATGCTGCAGGCTGAGATGCAGCTGGCCACCTTGCGTGGTGAGCAGGAGATGCGCCGCACCGATGCGGCCATGACCGTCGCTGAGCTTGATGCGGTTAGTCAGGCACTCAAGGAGCAGGGTCAGACTGCGCGGGCTGCAGGGTGGTTCGTGGCCGCGCTCTCGGCGCTTGTCAGGCCGCTGGTGACGTACTGGTTCGTGATGATGTACTCAGCGGTCAAGGTCGTCGGCATGCTGATGGCCACTGCGGCAGGTGCTTACTGGCAAGAGGTGCTGGTGCAGCACTGGACCGAGCAGGACATGGCGATCCTAATGATGCTGTTGACCTTCTGGTTTGTTGGCCGGGTGTATGAGCGCAAGTGACGCGCTGGCCCTCGCTACTGAACTTTGTGTTGCGTTCGAGGGGTTCAAAGCCGCGCCGTATATCTGCCCTGCGGGGTACCCCACTAGCGGCTACGGCACCGTCTGGAAACCTGATGGCACTAAGGTCACGATGGATGACCCTCATATCGACGCTCACACAGCTGCCGCATGGCTCAAGATAGAACTCGAAGGGGTGTGTCTGCCGGGTGTTTTGAAAGCGTCGCCGGGGCTGATAGCCCACCCCGAAAAGCTAGGGGCACTGCTTGATTTCACGTACAATCTTGGCGTTGCAAGATACCGCGCCAGCACCCTCCGCGCTAGAGTTAACGAGGGGCGGTGGGTGGAAGCAGCAGACGAGTTGCCGAAGTGGCGGATGGGCGGGGGCAGAGTCCTACCGGGGCTTGTGCGGCGAAGAGAAGCTGAAAGGGCACTGTTCTTGTCTGGAGGCTAAAGTAAGACCCCGCACCGAATGTTATGGTGCGCAGGAAGACGATTGATACACCCTGAAACAATCTCTATGAGGAGCTCCGCGATGAAAGCTAAAAAGATGGCAGCAGGTGGAATGTCGAAGAAAGGCTCAGCCTGTTCTGCAGGCGGCATGGCAAAGAAGGGCTACGCGGATGGCGGCGCAGTCAAGAAAGGCGGTAAGGTGCGCGGCGCAGGTTGTGCTATCAAGGGCACGCGACCTGCCAAGATGATGTAAGGACGCAGGCAGATGGCATACTTTCGACTCAATCTAGCCCCCGGCATCGATAAGCAGAACACCGAATACGGTGCCGAGGGCGGCTGGACGAACTGCGACAACGTGCGGTTCCGTTACGGCCTGCCCGAAAAAATAGGCGGCTGGGTTGATTTTGAAGGTAACGAGACCTATCTGGTGGGCATGGCCAGTGAGGTTTTTACGTGGACGAGCCTTGCTGGGGTTCCTTACCTCATGGTCGGAACCACGCGCAAGTTGTACGTGTCAGCAAACGGGGGATGGACAGATGTCACTCCTATACGTGAAACAACAGCTGCAGGCGCTGTGACTTTTGCTGCCGTAAACGGGTCTGCCACGCTCACTGTTTCCGATACCGGGCATGGCGCAGTAGAAGGCGATTTTGTTACGTTCTCCGGGGCAGTCAGCCTTGGTGGCGTTATAACCGATACCATCTTAAACTCGCAGTACGAAGTCACTTCGGTTATAAACGCCAACAGCTACACGATCACCGCCCCTGTCGCGGCTAATGCCTCGGACACAGGCAATGGCGGTGCCAGTGTCGTGGGCGCCTATCAAATCAATATTGGTACAGATGTCAGCTTCTTCAATTTCGGCTGGGGCTTTGGCACATGGGGATTGAGCACATGGGGAACGCCTCGCCCGACGGGAAGCACTGTTGCTCTGGCATCTAGAGTCTGGCAGTTTGATACTTACGGAGAGGACGTAATCTGTCAGCTGGTGGATGGCCCAGCCTATTACTGGGATCTGAGCGCAGGCGCTGCTACGCGCGCCACCTTACTGTCAGGTGCTCCTACCAAGAGTAAATACGCGCTATTGTCTACCCCAGATAGGCATCTGGTGTGCTTCGGCACTGAGACCACGGTTGGAAATACGACGACGCAGGACCCGATGTTTGTGCGGTTTTCCAGCCAAGAGAACATCACTGAGTTTGTCGAAAGCGCCACCAACACGGCTGGGGGCCAACGGCTCACGGACGGAAACACGATTGTGACGGCCATTCGGTCGCGCGGACAGATCTTGATCTTCACTGACACGGCGCTGCATGGTCAGCAATACATTGGGCCGCCCTACACCTTTGGATTCCAGCAGCTGGGAGCCAACTGCGGGTGCATCGGGCCGCACGCGGCGGTAGATGTCAACGGATTGGCCTTCTGGATGGGTACCGAGGCGTTTTATGTTTTCGATGGTACTGTCAAAAAGCTTCCCTCCACAGTGCAGGATTACGTCTTCAAAGACCTGAATCAGGTGCAGAGGGCCGGCGTCCATGTCGGCCTGAATAGCCAGTTCAACGAGGTGACGTGGTGGTACTGCTCTGTCACTAGCGATTTTATCGACCGCTGCGTGACCTACAACTACCTCGAAAACACATGGGCTATAGGAACGATGTCGCGCACCGCGTGGGTAGACCTGAGCGCCTACCCAAAGCCGCTGGCGTCGAAATACCTGCCAGACGCAACGGACAGCACCATCAGCACGATCTACGGCCTGACAGCTGGGCGGGCGCTGGTCTATCAACACGAGACTGGCACTGACGATGTGGATCTGCCGCTGGCATCCCTGTTAACTTCTGGCTATTTTGATATCGGCGACGGCGACAACATGCTGCTTATGTCACGGTTCATCCCGGACTTCAAAAATCAAGTTGGGGATCTGACAATCCGGCTGCTGCTGCGCGCATTCCCTCAGGCGAGTGCCAGTCCCAGCTCCCTTGATCCTTACATCATCACGCCAACGACCACCAAGGTAGACACTCGTGCGCGTGGGCGGCAGATCTCGATCACTATCGAGAACGACGAGCTGGGTTCCTTCTGGCGTTTCGGAACCCTGCGTGTCGATATCCAACCGGACGGCCTGCGATGAGCAAGATCAACAATGTCCGTCTGCCAAACGCCTCGCCCTCCTACAGCCCGGAGCAGTTCAATCAGCTGGTACGGTCGTTGGAACAGGTGATCCTGCAGCTGAACTCGACATACACGCCCATCGTCAGCCAAGACACTGCTGGTGCCGCAACGTGGATGAGCGCGGGCAGCGGAGCGGGCGGCGGGTTTGCCGGTGGCATACGCGGATTCCAGCTATCCAATGGCATGATGCAGCCGCATGCCATGCTTCTGTCAGACGCTGATCAGACAAGTGCCGGAATCACCAGCGAGAATCTGCTCACCTATAACACGGTCGCGTTAAGCAACGGC